TGTGGGACTACCAGCTCGGTGAGGCGTTCGTGCTGTGCACGGCGCGCTACGCCAACGGCTGGCCGGCACGCTTCCACGTGGTGCCACCGTGGACGGTGTCGGTCGACATGCTCGGCGACGGCACCCGGGCGTACTCGATCGGCACGGCCGACGTCACCGCCGACATTCTGCACATCCCGTACCGGATCACCACCGACGCCGCCCGCGGTACGGGCCCGCTCGACGCCGGCCGCTCGCGGCTGCTCGCCGCGTCGGTGCTGCTGCGCTACCTGACCAACTTCGTGCAGGGCGGGGCGGTGCCGTCGGGCGTGCTCGAGTCCGACGAGGAGCTCACCGCCAAGCAGGCGGGCGATCTGCACGCCCAGTGGATCGAGGCGCGCATGGGCCGCCTCGGGCTGCCGGCGGTGCTCGGTGGCGGGGTGACGTGGAAGCCGACGCAGACCAACGCCCTGCAGTCGGCGCTGACCGAGCTCGCCGGCTACACCGAGGCGAAGATCGCCGTGCTGCTCGGCGTGCCGCCGCTGCTGCTCGCCCTGCCGTCGGGCGGCGACTCGCTCGTGTACCGCAACGCCGAGGGCATCTACGACTTCCACTGGCGCGGTGGGCTGCGCCCCAAGGCGCAGCACGTGATGACCGCCCTGTCGCAGTGGCTCGTGCCACGCGGCACCGGCCTCGAGGTCAACCGCGACGAGTACATCAAGCCCGGGCCGCTAGAGCGTGCGCAGACCTGGGACATCTACCTCGAGCGCGGTGTCGTCACGCCCGAGGACGTGCGCGTCGCCGAGCGGTTCATCGGTGCCAGCTTCACCACCTCGACCCCAGTGTCAGGAGTGTTCAAGTGACCGACATCGAGTACCGCACCGCGTCGACGGTCGGCGTGGACTACGCCGAGCGCACGATCGATCTGATCGCCGTGCCGTACAACGAGACCACCGAGATCATGCGCCGTGGCCGGCTGGTCGCCGAGTCGGTCGACCCGCAGGCGTTCGTCGGCGTGAGCGGCGAAGTGACCGCCGATGTCACCGTCAACCGCGCCCACGACCTCGAGCGGCCGCTCGGACGCGTCCGCAAGCTGCACCCGTCCGACCCGCGTGGGCTGCGTTCGGAGCTGAAGATCTCGCGGGGCATGGGCGGCGACGAAGCGCTCGAGCTGGCCAACGACGGGCTGCTGTTCGCCTCCATCGGGTTCCAGTCGATCGGCGAACAGTGGAGCGCCGACCGCTCGTCGGTGCGGGTCACCAAGGCCAAGCTCGTGCACATCGCCCTGACGGGCAACCCGGCCTATCCGGGGGCCAAGGTGCTGGCGGTGCGCAGCGCCGACGAGACGCCCGCACAGCGGATTCTCACGCCCAATCTCGACCAGCTGTTGCTCGATCTGAAGGTGTCGCCGCTGCCGTCGTTGCGCGGCGAATGACACGCGTGTAATCTCCCCACTCACAGCGAGGAAGCCCTCGGGCGAGGTGGCCACGTAGCCCCCGGATCGAGCGAAGCGACGCAGCCGGCTGGCACCACCACTTCGTACCGAAGGGAGGCCGCCGCGATGGCTGCCACCGATGCCATGATCGCCCGCCTCGAAGGTGAGCTCGAGGAGCGTAATGCGTTCGTCGAGGGGCTCGTCGCCGATGCCCAGGACAAGGCCCGCGACCTCACCTCGCAAGAGATGGAGATGATCGGCAACGCCCGGGCGCGCATCACCGATCTCGCCCAGCAGCTCGAGCCGCTGCGGGCCACCTCGCAACTGTCGATCCAGTCGCGCAACCGGGCGCGTGAGCTCTCCCAGGAGATCATCGGCGCCCGCCAGCGCAACGGCCAGCCGCCCGTCGAATACCGCTCGGCCGGGGCGTATATCGCCGACATGTACTACGGGCAGCTCGGTGACCGTTCGGCGCAGGAGCGGATGGAGATCTTCAACCGTGTTGCTGCGCACCAGACCATGCCGGATAACCCGGGCTTGCTTCCCGAGTCGATCGTGTCGCCGCTCATCAACTTCATCAGCGTGGCGCGGCCGCTCGTCAATGTGATCGGCACCACCGATCTCGGCTCCGGCGCATGGTCGTATGCCCGGGTGACCCAGCACACGCAGGTCGCCAAGCAGGCCGGGGAGAAGACCGAGCTAGCCAGTCGCAAGATGCTGGTAACTAAGACTCCTTTGGGCGCAGATACCTTCGGAGGCTACGTAAACATTGGAAAGCAGGATATCCAGCGTAGTTCCCCGGCCATTATGGATATGGTTATCCAAGATTTGGCTGAGCAATATGCCATCGCCACCGAGCTCGAGACGGGCACCGTGCTCACGACGGCTGCGACGGCGGGCCCGGTGATCCCGACCGGGCCGGCGACACCGGCTGCTGTCGCTGGCGCCGTGTGGGCTGCGGCTGGGTCGGTGTTCGCTGCGACGAAGGGGCAGGGCACGACCGTGCTCGCCGTGTCGCCCGACATGCTCGGGCTGATCGGGCCGATCTTCCCGCCGGTCAACCCGACGAACGCCTACTCGCAGGGGTTCACCGTCAACGATCTGCAGCAGGGGCCGACGGGTTCTCCGATCGCCGGGCTGTCGGTCGTCATGTCGGCGGGGCTCGCCGCCGGCACGATCCTCGCGTTCTCGACCGCTGCGGTGAAGACGTTCGAATTTAAATATGGAAACTTGCAAGTGGTTGAACCCAGCGTTTGGGGGGTTCAGGTGGGATATGCCGGCGATTTCGACGCCGTGGTGATCGAGCCGACCGGCATCATCAAGATCACGAAGACGCCATGAGCGAGTCACCGACGTACTGGTCGCAGCCGAATCAGCAGGTCGTGCGCGACGGCGATCCGGTCGGCATCATGGACAGCGGGCCGGATCCGCAGGTCGAGATCGAGACGAAGGCCAAGGGCAAGGGCAAGTCGACGGACGACGAGCCCGAGCTCGAGCCGGAGCACAAGGCCAAGAAGTGATCGACGTCGCCGCGCCGGCAGCGAACCCGTGGGATCTCGCCGAGGTCACCACGCGGGCGCTCGACGTGCTGCGCCTCGACCCGGCCGACGCCGACGCCCAGCGCGTCGGTGATGCCGCCGCCCAGGCGGTGGCGCTCGTCGACGCCGAGCTCGACCTGCCGATCGCCTACAGCACCTGGTCGGGACTCCCGGCGCCGGTGGTCGAGGCCGCCGTCAACCTCACCGTCGAGGGCTACCGCCGCAAGGACGCCCCGTTCGGGCTCACCGACTCGTGGTCGGCCGACGGCGCCTACCTGCGCCTGAGCGCCGACGTGATGAAGAGCACCAAGAGCCAGCTGCGCCCGTACAAGGCGCGCCGAGGTGTGGCGTGAGCGCCGTCGCAGAGGCGCGCACCGCGCTGCACGAGGCGCTCGAGGGCGTCACGCCGGCGACGTGGCGCGTCCACCGCACCGCACCGGCGCAGATCACCGCGCCGTGCGTGTTCATCGACGCCCCGTCGATCGGCGTCGCCGCTGCCGGGCTCGTCGCCGTGCGCTTCCCGATCGTCGCGATCGTCGACGGCGCACAGCACCGCCAACTCGAGCAACTCGACGAGCTGCTCGTCGCCATGTGGGATACCGCCAGCAAGGTCGGCGTGCCGACGAGCTCGTCACCGGCGCAGCTCGACGTCGGCGGGCCGACATTGCGGGCTCAGACCCTCACCGTAGAGATCACCGTCGCTGCCGTCACGTTCTGTGCGCCGCAGCTCTCCCAAACCGTTAGGGGCTGACCATGCCGGCTGCAGACATCTTCCGCATCGAGGGCGGCGTGTTCTCGCTGCTGCTCGTCGACACCGCTGCCGTCGGCTACCTGCCCGAGTGGCAGACGCCGGGTGGTGTCGAGGTCGACACGATCACCCCGGCCGCGTACGTCGGCACCGCCGGCTCGGGCATCAGCTTCGAGTGCCAGACCACGAGCGCCGCGCTCGTCGCCTCGGCGAACACCACCGACGACACGACGCCGGCGACGATGTGCCAGCCGGAGACGACGACCACCAGCGTGGGCGTCACCAGCTACAGCCTCGACGCCACGGTGCTGCAGGACCCGCACATCAGCGACGGCATCAGCGCCTACCTGTTCGAGCACGACACCAAGCAGGCGTACTTCTACCTCGGCATGGCCGACGCCGACGCGCCGCCCAAGGCAGTGGGCGTGGTACGCCTGGTCGCCGGCCAGATCGGCGGCGAGGTGCGCGTCACGCTCACTGCCGACGTGTCGCTGCCCGTCGAGCGCAAGCCCGACCTGTGGGTCGGCAACGCGACGACGAACCGCGTCATCCACGGCGACGGCTCGACCGTGACGACGTTCAATGCGCCGCCCGAGTCGAGAGCCAAGAAGGCGACGAGCGACGAGGGCTGACGCCACGCGCTCGCCTGAGGGGCCGTCGTGGCCACCAACGTCAGCAAGCGTCTCGCCTACCTGACGCGCCAGCTCGAGGACTTCGACCGCGTCGTCGTCACGACCGCCGGGCAGATCGTCGCCGACGCCGTGCTCGAGCAGATGACCCGCGATACGCACGGCGGCACGATGTCGGGCATCGGCAAGAAGGGCACGCGCCTCGACGTCAAGCTCACGCCGCTGAACTCGCCGGTCGGCGTCCGGATTCGCCCGAACAAGGCGGGGCCGTGGGCGATCATGGAATCGGGCCGCAGCGGTGGCTACACCATCGCCGCCAAGCGCAAGCGCGGAAGGACGTCACGCGGCCGGGCGATGCGCGTCGGCGGTGCGTGGCGCGCCGGACCGTGGACAGGCGGCGCGACAAGTGGCAAGGGCACGTGGACGCGTGGCCGCGATGCCGGGTTCGACGAGGCGCTCGAGGCAGTGCACCGCAAGTTCGCTGAGGTGGTGAAGGGCTGATGGCATCCGAGACGCTGAACATCGACATCACTGCCAAGGACAGCGCGTCCCCGGTCATCAAGAAGATCGACCAGCAGGTCGAGGCGCTCGAGAAGCGCAAGACCGAGCTCGAGATCGACGCCGACAGTGACGCCGCACAGCGCGAGCTCAAGGCGATCGACAAGCAACTCGACGAGCTGCAGTCGCAAAAGGCCGAGATCGTCGTGCAGGCGAAGGTCGACAGCGTCATCTCCGATCTCGACAAGGTGGCGGCCGAGGCCAAGCAGACAGCCGAGGCCGCCGACGCGCTCGGCCGGGCGCTCGGCCCCGAGCTCAAGGCCAAGGCCGACACGGTCGGCATCGTGCAGAATCTGCAAAAGCTCGGGCTGACGACCGACGAGATCACCGCCAACGCCGACCAGCTCGGCGCCAAGCTCAAGGAGGTCGCCGACTCAGACGTCGGCGGCAAGCTCGGCCAATCGCTCGGCACGGCGCGGGGCAAGCTCGACGAGATGGCCGCATCGGCCGACTCGTCCAAGTCGGTGCTCGCCAACATGGTCGGCAACGCGACGCAGGATCTCGGCGCGCTCGGCGGGCTCGCTGGATCAGCCGGCGTGGCCATCGGCCAGATGGGCGAGTACATGGCCGACGCCGCGGCGTCAGGCGACAAGTTCGGGACCATCGTCAAGAACTTCGCCGCTGTCGCCGGGCCGGTGGCTGCGCTCGCGCTGGTCGTCGGTGTCGCGACGAGCGTGATGGGCGACCAGGCCGCTGCAGCCGCGGCGTCGGCCAAGCGCACCAAGGAGTTCGGCGAGGCGATGGCCGGCGCCGCTAACGACACGCTCGGGCTGACCAACGCGCTCAAGGACAACGAGCAGGACATGCGCGACTTTGCCGCGTCCGCCAACGACAACCTCGGCGACTTCGGCATCGCCGTCGACCGGCTCGGCGAGAAGATCCCCGGGCTCGGCCGGTTCTTCGATCGCACCTCGGTCGACATCGTCAAGGCGATGAAGGGCGCCGGGATCTCGCTGTACGACTTCAGCGCAGCGGTCGAGGACGGGGGCGACGCGTCGCAGGCGTGGGTCGACCAGCTCAACCGTGCCCGCGACGCCGGCAAGCTCAACGAGGAGCAGTACAAGGCGCTGAGAGAGGCGGCCAACGAGTACGCCAAGGAGCAGGACAAGGCCGCCGAGTCGCTCGCGTTGTCCAACGTCGACCAGGCCGAGGCCAACGCGATGCTCGACGAGTACATCGCCAAGCAGAAGCCGCTCGAGCGGTACGGCTCGATCTGGCAAACGCTGTTCAAGGACATGGCCGACGGCACCATCGACACCGAGGACGCCGCCGACGCCGTCAACTACCTGGCGGACAAGCTCGGGCTGACTCGCGAGGAGGTGATCGCGCTCGCGCAGACGCACCTCGACGACACCATGCAGAAGAACAAGAAGGCGTTCGAGGGCGCCGGCACGGCGCTGCAGAACCTGGTCGAGAAGACGCGGCAGGCAGTCGAGGGCGCTCAGGCGTTCAATGATGCGTTCGCCGGCATGGACTGGGGCTCCGCGGGGCTCAACGGCGCCGTCACGGCGATGTCGGAGTACACCAAGCAGCACTTCGGCTTGACCGACATCGCCGCCGACAGCGAGGAGGCGTTCGACAAGCTCAACAAGTCGATCAAGGACAACGGCAAGACGTTCGACGTCGCCACCGAGAAGGGCCGCGCCAATCAGGAGGCGCTCGAGGGCGTCGCCCAGACGCTCGACACCAAGCTCGCCGCCGCCTACGCCGACGCCGGCGGCGACCAGGCCAAGTTCACGGCGAG